GCACGCCCGGAAGAACAACGAGCCCCGGCGGGTCTCCCCACCGGGGCTCTCACGTTGGTAGCGGGGGCTGGATTTGAACCAGCGACCTTCGGGTTATGAGCCCGACGAGCTAGCGGACTGAGAAGACCAAGTCTCCAGCACGGAGGCTTGGATGCATCACCTCACCAGCGCAGCTCCCGGCGCGCGACCGCGCGCGGCTTGTCCCACCCCGCGAACCCCGAACCGCAATTCGCTCAGTACCACTCCGGCGCCGGCCTACCGTGGGCACGCGCGCCTCGACGCGCCCGCGCAGGATGCGCGAGCGTTCGAGTGGCGGGGCCTCGGGCTGCTCGCGCTCGCGGCGCTCGTGGCTTGGCTCGGCTGGGTCGCGCTCGCCGGGCCCGACTACTCCGCCTCAGGTGAGCCCGACGCGACGTCGCAGGTGTCGCGATGAAGGGCGCCTTCCCGATCACCCGCACGTTCGCGATCGGCGAGCGCAAGCCCGTCAGCGTCACGCTCCACCACGACGGCCGCATCGAGATGCGCCAGGCCGGGCACTCGCAGGCCGTGACGACCACGGTGGACCGCGCCTACTTCTCGGCACTCCGCACGAGGGCACTCAACGCCGTTCGCGACCGCGAGCGCACCGCCCGTCACCGGATGAACGGCCGGAAGGCGGTGGCCCGATGATCGCCCGCGCCCTCTGCCGGATCGATGTCGCCGGCCTGCTCGCCGTGGCCGAGGAGCGCCTGGGCATCGAGGTGCGGGCCGTGGAGCGCGCCCGCACCGACCTCGCCCGCTACGACGCCGAGTCCGAGCGGCTGCTCGCCGAGACGGACGGGCGCGTGAACTCGCTCAGGGCCCGGCTCAAGTTCACCGAGGAGGGCCTCTCCGCGAAGCCCCGATTCAGAACCCCCGTCGAGATCTGCTCCGCGTCCGCCCCGGCCGACCCCGAGACCTCCGTCGCGCTGCAGCGTGAGCTGCAGCAGGCCGAGGAGGACAACAACGCGCTGCTCGTGCACCGGCTGGAGGGCCGCGAGGCGGTCACGAGCCAGTTCAGCGACGCCGCGGCGCGGATGATCGCCGCCGGCAGCGACATCCTCGAGCTGGCCGCCCAGGCGGAGCAGTTCATGGAGCTGACCGTGGACCTGCCGACGGCGGCCGCCGAGACCGCCGAAGCCGGGAGTGCGTCTTGAGCGCCGGCGCTGCAGTACTCGCTACACCCTCCGTGCTCATGCTCCTGGCCGTCTTCGGGCGCGAACGCACGCCGCAGCAAGCGCCCCCGGAGGACTGGAAGTGGACTAAGGCGTGGGCGAGCCGATGGTGGCTCGTCGAGTGCCAGGACGGCTCGCTCGAATCGGCGAGGGCCATCATCGCGGCTGCCGAGCGAGCCGACGCCGATCGATCTCGCCCAACTTCCTCCGGCCGGATCATCGACTGCGGAAGGAACGGTCGCGGGGGGCCTGACAGGACAGGCGCGCCCAGCGCCGTCGTGGGAAGCAGAGGGCGCCGATGAGCCGAGTGCTGCTCTTCACGCTGACCATTGCGTCCACTCCGCGATTCTCGGACGGCGACCGACCGAAGTGCGTCAAGTTCTTCGGGCAGGACGAAGCCGCCGGGCGGCAGTACCTCGAGGCGATCCCGTTCGGGGATCGCGGCCAGCCTCGAGCCGGGTGGCTCGTTCGCTGCCCCAACGCATGTCTCGGCCGCAGCGCCATTCTCAAGGGCGCTGCGGACGGCTGGAACGAGGTCTGGATCCTCGCGCGCGCCGGGCAGTGGAAGGACTACGAGGGAGTTCACCGCAGACTCAGCTGGAGGCTCAATTCGCGGCACACCGACGAGGCCGCGCTCGCTGCCGTCGATGGCGTCTTCGTGGAGGCTGGCCATCCCACGACTGCCGAGGTGAGTTCGGGCGGCCCGCGGAGTGCGCACGAGATCATCGAGTACCTCATCACAGGACTCACCTTACTCGGCCACGCCGTTCTCCTCCTGCGTGATCAAGTCGAGGATGCGCGGCGCGAGCGGGATGCGGTCGCCGACCTCATGGACGACGACCTCGACGCCGCATCCGCCGAGGACGGCACCGGCGAGGTGCGCGGCGCATGAACGACCTCGTCGCTCAGTGGTCGGGCTACCGGTTCGGCGCGGGGACGCTGCTCTCGGCGGTGGCCCTGCTCGTGTCGCTCGCCGCAGTCATCGCGGTGTCGGTCCGATTTACGCTGCCCGCCTTCAACCGGGACACGACCTCGTGCGCGGCTGGTTCCGAGACGCTCGACGACCTGGACTCGGTCTTCGTGTGGATGCAGCTCCGCGGCGCCCGAACGGCGAGCCTCGTGCTTGCCGCCGGAGTCCGGGAGCGCGAGGGCCAGGCGATGACGGTCCAGATCCCGACGGACTCGGTCGCGACCGTGTGGGTGGAGACGACGGACACGCGGGGCAACCGCTCGTGCCCGTCGAACTACGTGGGCGTGAACTTGACCGTCGGCGTGCCGCCCTTCGTACGCGCGAGCGCACCCGACTCGGAGTGGTTCGACGTTTCGGGGCGGCGCATCTCCGCCCCGCGCACGCCGGGCGTCTACTTCCTCCGGCGTGGGCGTCCGCACGTCCGTTCCGTCGTGGTGATCCGGTGACGGCGCGCGGAAGGGAGGAGGCCAGGGATGGCGCCGCGCGCTCGTGACCCAGGAGCCGCCCGGCGCGGCACGACGGCACTCAGCGTGCGCGACTTCAAGCGCTCGCTGAAAGGCTCCTACCGCACGCACCAGGACCTGCAGCGGGCCGTGCTGGACCTCTGCGCGCTCCGGGGTGTTCCCGCCGTGCCGATCCACACCGGGCCGCGCGTCGCGCCGCGTCCGGACGGCGGCTTCGACCTGCGCGGCAACAGGGCGCAGCGCGGCGTGTCCGACGTGCTGGCCTGCCTGCCGCCGGATGGCCGCCTGGCCCTTGTCGAACTCAAGACCGGTGGCGCGCGCCGCTCGCCCGAGCAGGTGCGCGTCCACCAACGATTCCTGGCAGCCGGCGCTCTCTGCCTCGTGGTCCGCTGCGCGACGGACCTCGAGCCGCACCTCGCCGCCTGCCGACAGCCGACGGAGCGGCGATGACCGAACACACGGACGAACGCAGCCCACGCAGGAAGCGCGACCGAATCTCGCAGTCCAACGACCCGCCGTCGTTCCCGTTCTACTGGCGCGACTGGCTGGCCTCGCTCTCGGTCCGGGCGATGACGCGCGAGCAGCGCGGCGGGTACATCGACTACCTCGCGTTCACCTACGGCACCAAGACGCCGGGCGTGCAGTCGGAGGACGACGTGCGGGCGATGGCCGGCTTCACGGCCGAGGAGTGGGTGCACCACCGCGAGGCGTTCCGGAGGTGCTTCCACGTCCGTCGCGACGGGATGTGGGTGCAGAAGCGCGTCGTGAACGAGCGCGCCGCGCAGAAACGCCGCTACAAACGCGCGGCGAACGCAGGGAAAGAGGGGGCTCGCAAGCGCGCCGAGCGCAGCGACTTGCCTAGGTTGGCTACGCCCCAAGCTGACGCCAAGCACCAGCCCCATCCATGTCCAGATCCATGTCCAGCTCCGGAGAAGCTTGAGAAGCAGGTCGTGCCATCTCCGAACGCTGTACGGGTGGCGGGCCCGGGCGAAGCTGGCACGGCCTGCTCTCGCGAGATCTCGAACCTGCTCGAGTCGGTGCTCGGTTCGACGCGGATGCCGGGAGCGAAGCCGTGACCGAGCTCTTCGCTCCGGGCTTCGTGGACCGGCTGCAGGCGCAGTGGCCGGATGTCGACGTGCACGTACTCGCGGCGCTCGTGCGCGAGTGGGCAGAGCGCGAGCACGCCAGCTCCGACGCGGGCGTCCGCAACCCGAGCGGGCTGCTCGTGACCTGGACGCGCCGCGCCGCTGCGCAGGTCGCCGAGCGGCGCGTCGCCGACCAGGCGAAGTACGCCGAGCTTCACGCCGAGATCTACCGGCTGCTCGCAGTGCGGAGGCTCTCGCCCGTGCAGGTCGCGGGGCTGCTCCGGGGGGCGGCCGGGAGCGGCTTCGGGAAGCTCAATCCGCTCACGATCTCCCGTCTCGAGCGCATGGGGGCAGCGTGGCCCGATGCGCCGTGACCGCTCAGGGAGCGAGGAAGTCCGGGCCACGGAAGGCCCGGGTCGCAGCGAACTCATGGACGCAGATCGGAGACGGCGAGGTGCTGGTACTCACCCGCAGGGAAGGCGAGCGAATCATGATCGGCGACAAGATCGTGATCTCGGTGGAGCGCATCGGGCGCACGAAGGTCGCCATCGGCGTGAGCGCGCCTCGCGACGTGCCGGTCGACCGCCCCGAGGTCCGGGAGTCGGTGGAGACCGAAGGCCGGAGGCGCGAGCCATGAGGTTCGAGGACCACCCGGCCGAGAGATGGACGCCCGTGCGCCACGTCCCCGCGGGGGTGGCGTGCGACTTCTGCCGCAACGGCATCCCCGCCGGCTCTCCCGGCAGGCGCGCCGGCGAGCGCGGCACGCGCGCCTGGTACAACGCGCACCGCCGCGTCTACGAGTGCATCGGCTGCCGATCCGAAGCGTTCCGCGCCGACGCAGCGCGGCTCGCGCAGGAGCAGCAGCCGACAGCTCCGGGGAGGCCCTGACCGTGTGCGCGAAGGACGAGTTCATGCACGACGTGCGCGACCTCGAGCGCGCCATCGCGAGCGTCGACCTGCTCCGAAGCGCGATTCGGCTCACTCTCGCCGACCTGCACGCCCCGGTCGCAGCCGGTGGCGGCCCTGGCAAGGCGGAGATCCGGCTGCGCGCCGCGCTCACGGCGACGCAGGACGACAGGGGGCGCACGTGAAGATCGAACTGCAGGTCGACACGGCGCAGCTCCTGCTGCGGCTCAAGAATGGCGAAAAGCGGCTCGCCTACGCCGTCGTGAACGCGATCAACGCCACGGCGCTCCGCATCCAGAACGCCGAACGCGAGCGCGTGCTCGGCGCCTTCGTGGTCCGCAAGCGGGACTTCATCGTGCGCGAGGCCGCGATCGTGAAGCCGTTCGCGAGCGTGAAGCAGGCGCGTCCCTACGCCGAGGTCGCGGTGGGCGACAAGCAGCGGCTGCTTCTCGCGAAGTTCGAGAAGGGCGCGCAGCGCGAGCCGTTCACGCCGGGGGCGAAGAGCGTCGGCGTGCCGCTGCTCGGTCGCCCTGCCCGTCCCTCGCTCTCGAGCGGCGTGCCGCCGGCCTTCCGCTTCTCGGGGATGAAGCTCAGGGCGTTCTACGCGGGCAAGCGCCTCACGCGCAGCGGTGGACGGCGCCGCGGGCAGGTGCCCTTGGGGCTGCTCCACGAGTACGGGCGGCTCTCCATCCCCGAGCCCGAGAAGTCGCGCATCCAGTGGAAGGGCGAGAACCGCACGTTCCTGCTGCCCGTCACGAGGCGCGCGCCGTTCGGCGCGGTCTTCCAGCGCATCGGGCCCGGCCGCGGCGACATCCGCGAGATCTGGAGCTTCTGGCGCGGCGTGCGCCTGGACGCCCGCCTCGAGTTCGTGGTCACGGCACAGCGCATCGCCGACCAGTGGTTCGGCGAAGAGCTTCAGCGCGAGACGCTCGCGGCCCTGGCGCGCTCCGGGGGTGCCTCGGGAGCCCGCGGCGCGTGAGGGCCGGCGCGCGGGTCCTTCCCGGCGGGAGCCCCGCGGGTGACGGCGACCCCGGCGCAACGCCAGCGTCAGGACCCGAAACCAAGTTACCACCCCGCGGGGGGCGTACCACCCGGGCGAAGCGCGGCCGGGCCGCGACTGGCACGGCCAAACGCGATTCCTCGGGTGGTACGCGGAGTGGTACACGGGGTGGTACATCACCCTCCCGCGTACCACCGCGTGTACCACCCGCCGCGGCGCCCGCCGGAGCCCGCGCGCGGCCGGCCGGCAAGGCACCGGCGGCGGCCCCGACGATCGTCCGGAGGCTGGAGGTCTGGCCGGTGGACCGGCTCCGGGAGTGGCCGAAGAACCCGCGGGACCACAGCGACGAGCAGGTCGCGGAGATCGCCGACGCCATCCGGGAGTTCGGGTTCCTGCAGCCTCCGCTCGTGGACGAGAAGCGCCGCCGGATCCTCGCCGGCAACGGCCGCGTCCGTGCGGCCGTCCAGGCGGGGCTCACGGAGGTCCCCGTCATCCCGCTCGGCCATCTCACCAGGGCGCAGCAGATCGCGTTCGTCATCGCGGACAACCGGCTGGCGGAGAAGGCCACGTGGAACCGGGCATTCCTCGCCGAGCAGGCGCTCGAGCTGCAGCGCCTGGGCTTCGACGTTACGCACACCGGCTTCTCCGAGGACGAGCTCAACGCGATGATCGCCGAGCTGCGTGTCCCCGACCTGCCGGAGGAGGAGCCCCCGGTGCCCGGCCGCCCGCGCGAGGCGGTCACGAAGCGCGGCGACGTCTGGGTGCTCGGCTCGCACCGGGTCATGTGCGGAGACGCCACGCAGGTCGACGACCTGCAGGCCCTGCTCGAGGGCACGCCGGCGGAGGCCGTGTGGACCGATCCGCCGTACAACGTCGCCTACGAGACCGAGGCCGGGGCGATCCAGAACGACGCGCTCTCCGACGAGGAGTTCGCCGAGTTCCTGCAGTCCGCCATGACCTCGCTCTTCGCGGTGCTCGCGGACGGGGCTCCGGTCTACGTCGCGCACTCCGACACGGGCGGGTTCACGTTCCGTCAGTGCTTCGTGCGCGCGGGCTTCAAGCTCTCGTCGTGCCTCATCTGGCGGAAGAACGCGCTCGTGCTCTCCCGCGCGGACTACCACTGGCAGCACGAGCCCATCCTCTACGGCTGGAAGCCCGGCGCAGCGCACCGCTGGTTCGGCGCGCGCGACAAGACGACCATCTTCGAGTTCGACGAACCGCCGTTCAGCCAGGTCGCCGAGGACGAGTGGCAGCTCTCGCTCGGCGAGACCACGCTCGTCGTGCGCGGCCGCGACCTCACCGTGGAGCCGGTGCGCGGCACGGTCCTCTTCGAGGACAAGCCCGCGGCCAACCGGGACCATCCGACCATGAAGCCGGTGCCGCTCATCGTCCGGATGCTGGCGAACAGCGCGCGCCCCGGCTCGGTCGTGCTCGACCCGTTCGCCGGCTCGGGCTCGACGCTCATCGCGTGCGAGCGGCTGGGCCTGCGCGGCCGGATGCTCGAGCTCGACGAGCGCTACTGCGACGTGCTCGTGGCGCGCTGGGAGAACCTCACCGGCCGCGAGGCCGTGCTGGCCTCGAGCGGCGAGACGTTCGGCCGCCTGGGCGGGAAGCGTGCGAAGGGTGACTGATGCCGCTCATGACCGTGCGCGAGTACGCGCGCCATCGCGGTGTCTCGCACCCCTCGGTCCTGCGAGCGATCGAGGACGGTCGGATCCGCAAGCGCCCGGACGGGAAGATCGACAGCGCCGAAGCCGACCGCCTCTGGGAGCTGCGGACCGACCCAGCGAAGCCGCTCAACAGCGTCACCGGGAACCCCCGGCACCGCCGGCCGAAGGGCGGTCCGCCCGTGCCCATGGGCGCGCGCGGCTCGGCGAACGGCGGCGACGGGCCGAACGACCGGTTCATGTCGAGCTACGCGGCCGCGCGCGCGATCCGCGAGAGCTACCAGGCGAAGCTGGCCAAGCTGGCCTTCGAGAAGGAGACCGGGAAGCTCGTCGACGCGGACGAGGTCCGCGCGGCGACGTTCAAGGCGGCGCGCGCCGCGCGCGACCGCATGCTCGGCATTCCTGCGCGGCTCGCGCCGGTGCTCGCGGCGGTCTCCGACGCCGCCGAGGTGCAACGCCTGCTCGAGGAGGCCATCACGCAGGCCTGCGCCGACGTCGGAACCGGTCCAGCGGCGCCGCGGAAGGCATCGTGATCTGGGTCGACGAGCTGCGGCCGTGCGGCGCCCCGTGGGCCGGCGGGGTCGCCTGCCACATGGTCTCGGACGACAGCGTCGACGAGCTCGTTTCGTTCGCGTCGGCGCTCGGCATGCCGCGGCACTGGCTCCAGAACCGCCGGGGCAGCGAGCACTACGACCTGTCGCCGCGGCTCCGCGCGAAGGCGATCAGCTGGGGCGCGCGGTCCTGCAGCGCCCGCGAGATCGTCGAGCACGTGCGCCTTCGCCGGGAGCGCGAGCGCGAGCGCCAGGCCGCGGCGATCGCCGAGCTCGAGGCCCGGAGCCGAGGAGCACATGGCCCTCGCCGCGGCTGACCTCATCGTTCGCAGCTACGCATCGGGCTGGACGCCCGAACCGCAGCTCACCGTGAGCCAGTGGGCCGATGAGCATCGCGTGCTCTCGGGCAAGGCGAGCGCGGAGCCAGGCCCCGGGGACACGACCCGCACGCCCTACCTGCGCGAGCCGATGGACCTGCTCTCAGCCGCGCACCCGTGCCAGCGCATCGTGTTCATGAAGGGCGCGCAGGTCGGCGGCACCGAGTGCGGCAACAATTGGATCGGGTACGTGATCCACCACGCGCCGGCGCCGATGCTCATGGTGCAGCCGACCGTGGAGGTCGCGAAGCGCGTCAGCAAGCAGCGCATCGCCCCGATGATCGAGGCGACGTCGGCGCTGCGCGAGCGCGTCGCCGAGAGCCGCGCGCGCGACTCGGGCAACACAACGTTCGTGAAGGAGTTCGATGGCGGGCTGCTCATCATGACCGGCGCGAACTCCGGCGCGGGCCTGCGTTCGATGCCGATCCGCTACCTGTTCATGGACGAGGTGGACGAGTACCCGGGAGACGTCGACCAACAGGGCGACCCCGTGCTGCTTGCCGAGAAGCGCACGACGACGTTCGCGCGGCGGAAGGTGCTGCTCGTCTCGACGCCGACCATCAAGGGCCTCTCGCGGATCGAGCGCGCCTACCTGGCGTCCGACCAACGCCGGTACTTCGTCCCCTGCCCCGAGTGCGGTCGCATGGACTGGATCCGCTGGGAGAACATCCGCTGGAGCGAGGGCGACCCTTCGAGCGCGCGACTCGCGTGCCTCGGGTGCGGCGTGCTCATCGAGGAGCACCACAAGCACGAGATGCTCGCCCGCGGCGAGTGGCGGCCAACTGCCGCGGGCGACGGCCAGACGGTCGGCTACCACCTCTCGGGGCTCTACTCGCCGCTCGGCTGGAAGTCGTGGGCCGAGTGCGTCGCCGAGTTCCTCGCGTCGAAGGAGGACCCCTCTGCGCTCAAGGGCTGGGTGAACACCGTGCTCGGCGAGACGTGGGAGGAGCGCGGGGACAGCGTGGAGCCCGAGGGGATCCTCGCGCGCGCGGAGCGCTTCCGCGCCGAGGTGCCGAACGGCGTCGGCGTCCTGGTCGCGGCCGTCGACGTGCAGGCTGACCGCCTCGAATGCGCCGTGAAGGGCTACGGCGCCTCCGAGGAGTCTTGGCTCGTGGCGCTCACGCAGTTCCACGGGGACCCTTCCCGTAGCCAAGTGTGGTTCGAGCTCGAGCAGTTCCTGCGGACCGAGTTCGCGCACGAGAGCGGCCAGAAGCTCCGCATCGAGTGCACCACCGTGGACTCCGGCGGCCACCACACCGACGAGGTGTATCGGTTCTGCCGCGCGCACGCCGCGCGGCGCGTCTACGCGATCCGCGGCGGGAACCTGAGCGGCAAGCCGCTCGTGGACCGGCCCACGGTCCACAACGCTTACCGGACGAAGCTCTTCACGCTTTGCGTCGACACCGGAAAGGAGACGGTCTTCTCGCGGCTCCGCATCGGCGCGCCGGGCCCGGGCTACATGCACATGCCCGAGTGGATCGACGCCGAGTACGTCGCGCAGCTCACGGCCGAGAAGGCGCTGCGGAAGTACGTGAGGGGGCGCGGGAGCGTGCGCCAGTGGGTGAAGATCCGCGAGCGCAACGAGGCCCTCGATCTCGAGGTGTACTGCCTCGCGGCGCTCTACATCCTGGGGCCTCAGGTGATCCGCGCGTTGCCGCAGCGAGCAGCGCGGTGGGCGGAAAGGCCGACGGTCTCAGCGACCGGAGGCGCAGAGGCGGCTCCGATGGAGACCCCGCCCATCACAAGCCCGCCGAAGACTGTGCGTGCCGGCTGGACGCGGAGATGGCGAAGGTAGGCCACCGTCTCAGAGGTTGGGGAGCCTGATCCACTTCGGGTTCCACACGAACTCGGTTCCTTCCGCAGAAACCGTCACGTACGACCCGTTGGGTGCGAACTCGAGAACCTCGCCGACCTCGATCGCGGGATTGTCGCAGTGAAACTCGCCGCCGTTCTCGAGTTTCACTTCCGTGTGCCACAGGCCGCCGCCCCCAAGGTGCTGCACCTTTCCGATTACCCGAGACTTCATCGTTCAACCCTCCAGAACGGCGCGGCCCCCGCGGAAGATCCGCGGAGGCCGCATCGGGATCAGTTGTGCTGCGTGCCGTACGGGCTCTGGTTCGTGGGCTTGAGGCTGATGCCCTCTTCGCTCGCATGGGTGCGCACGGCCGCCTCGGTCCGGCCCAGCCTGTAAGCGATCAGCGGGGTCGGGGTGTTGTGGCGGACGAGTTCTCGCAGCTGCCGGTCCTGCTCCGGCGTCCACTCCTGATGATGGTGCTTGGGAGTCTTCGACATCGATACCTCGGGTGCACCGCGGTCCACGGGGCCTTGACCGCCGTGCCGGGTGCCCGGATACTTGTGGTTGTGCCCTTCGGGCACGCATGGACCCGGAGGAGAAGTCCGAAGGGTCCGGGATAGCTCCGCCTCGAGCTGGATCCAGTCGCCCCCGCGAAGGATGAACTGGACTCCGGCTCGTCGCATTTTGGTGCGCCGGCGTGGCGGCAGAGCGTGGCCCCACGCGGGCGCCTCCTGGATCGGTCGCTACTGCCTCGCTTTCTCGGCCGTCATCGCGCGCTGGCCTCGTGTCGTTCCGCCGCCTCGAGCTCCTCGAGGTCGCGCGTGAAGTTGAAGCTCATCTGGATCGGACGTTCGTCCGGATGGTTGTCGTTGAAGCTGTCGGTGTCCGCCTTGAGCTGCCGACAGTCGCCGACGATCTGCTGGCGCCGCTGCTTGAGGGCGGTCTCCATGTGTACGCGCGACGCGGTGCGGATGTCGGCCCAGAGCGTCTGCTGCTCGCCGCACTTCAGGATCCGGGCGGCATGCTTCGCCCGCACCGTCCGGCCCTGCCGATCGCGGATGTACTCCTCGCGCATGGCGCGGGCGAGATCGTCCGCGCACTGCCCGACCAGCGAATCGCGATGCGCCGTCCAGAGGCCCTTGTTGATCGCCCACGACGCGATGTCGCGCGTGGACGCGGGCCAGGGTTCGCCGGAGTCCACGTACTGCTGGACGACGCGCTGCAGCTGCTCCGAGTAAGTCAGGCTCATGAAGGACTCCTAGAAACCGGCGAGGGCGGTGTGTCCCCAACCGTCGGTGAGCGCGGCCCCGGTGACCATTTCGCGGACCCGCTCGAGCATCTCCCTGCTGTGCGTCCAGTCGAGTTCGCCGCGGTGCTGGAGCTGCCCGACCACGAGGCCGGGGTGCAGTCCGTGGAGCTCGGCGAAGCCGAGGATCCGCTTCTTCGAGTAGAGCGGACCGACCCGCTCGACGAAGTCGTCGAGGTCTTCCTGCGGCACGAGGAACGCGGCCGCCTCGGCGTTCCGCTTCTGCTCGAGCTCGGGCAGGTCGCTGTCCTTCCGCGCACCCCTTCCGACGAGCTCGACGTCATAGCCCTCGTACTGGGCCTTTCCGGCGAGTCCGTCACCGTGCTCGACGTGCTTCAGCTCGTGCACGAGCGTGAACCAGAAGAAGTCGATTCGGTCATAGCGGAGGGATAGCGCGATCACCGGGGCCTTTCCGGACTCGTCCAGCCACAGCGCGGCGCCGTCGATCTTGCTGCCGGGCAGGTGCTCGACGATCACGAGACGCACGCCAGCCTCGGCGAGGATCGCCGGGACGCGCCGCACGTCTTCCGCGGACCCGAGGAGCGCGCGCAGGTTCAGCAGCCCCTGCCGAAAACGCGCCTCGGTGAAGGGCTTGGCGGTGACGCCGTGCGCCAGACGCCAGGCGCGCCAAAGCCACGCCCGGACCTCCGGCGACGTCTCGTCATAGGGAGCCGACTTCCGAGCGGCATGCGGAAGCGTCCGGATCGGTTCGTCCACCGACTTCAGATCGAAGAACTTCGCGACGCGGCCTTCGAGCACGTCCACGTCACCCGTCCTCTGGATCCAGCCGCGCTTGGCCATGTCCTTCACCGGCGCGAGGCTGTAGAGCTTCGACCGGCGGGCGACGTCATCTCCGGTCTTGGCGACCTGGGCGAGCTGATACGCGCTCTCCAGGTTGAGCCAGACCTCCGCGCTGGTGCCGAAGGCCTCGGCAAGCACGGTGGCCGTTTCGGGGGTGATGCTGCGCCGGCCGGTCAGGATCTCATTCACCAACCGAACCGACTTCCCGAGCACTTCCGCGAGCGTCTCCTGCGTCCATCCACGCGCTTCGATCTCTTCGCGGATGTGCTCCCCGGGGGCGACAATCTCGGCGGGCATGCGATTCGTCATCCTTGCACGCTCCCTCAGTGGTAGTCTTCAATCTCGATGATCACGAGCGTCTTTGACGGTCCGTCTTCCTCCACCTCGAGGATCAGCCGCCATTGGTCGTTGAGGCGCAGAGAGAACTGGTGGCTGCGCGGGCCGTTGAGCCGCTTGAAGCGGAGCGACCTCATCTGGCGAAGGTCGCGTTCGTCTTTGGCGGCACGGAGGAACTGCATGCGCTTGCGGAAGGCTCGAACAGCCTCGGCCGCGTACCCCGCGTCACCGGCTTGGGTCTCGAGCGTCTCGAGCGTTCTGCTCCTGAAAGACACCTTCATGTTGCCTGGCACTCCCGGGTCCCTGGGCACGTCCCAAACCCGACATTAACGCTAAGCGTTAAGTGGGGCAAACGGATTGTAGCACAGGGTCTCCCCACGAGCGCATCGGGACTGGTAACCGATTGTCAGGCAATAACATGGCCAGCGATTACTCGGGAGCTTCCCCTGTCCCGAGCGCGAGCGGCCCACGAGCCAAGGCCCGTGGGCCGCTTCGCCTTCCGGTCAGCGTGACGCGCCGTTGAGCATCGCGCGCAGCCGGCCGCCCGGGCGGCGGGCGGGCTTCGAGTCGGCCGCATCGGTGCCGTCCGCGCTGGCGTCCGCGGCGCTCGGGTCGCCGCCTGTTCCCGGATCGCCGGCTGCGGGCTCCGCAGCGCTCGCGCCGCTGATGTCCACGCCGGCTTCGGCGGCCATCTCTTGCTCCTGCCGCAGCTCATCGAGGATGACCGCGAAGTCGCGGCCGCGCTCGCGGCTCAGGCGCTGGCGAGAGGTGAGCCCTAGGTGCAACTCGGCCTCGCTCGCCTGGACGTCGGCCTGCGGGTCGACCCACGGCCAGCCGCGCGGCACCCACTTCACCGCGGTGAACTCGCGCCAGTTCGCGCGCGGAAGGGCGAGCGCGCCCGAGAGCGTCGCGGCCTCGAGCCAGCGGACGTACAGCGGCTGCAGGAAGCAGGCGATCCACCAGTCCTGCAGCGTGCGCCACATCTCGCGTTCGATGAGCAGGCCGACGCGGGCGCTGGAGTAGTTCGCCTCGCGCAGGTCGTTCGAGAGCGAGGCGTACGCGAGACCGAGGCCGCTCGCGATCCGGCGCAGCACCGTCTTCGTGAAATCGGCGTACACGCCGCTCGGCTGCGAGGGGTCGAACGGCACGACCTCGAGGCCCGGGTCCAGCTCGGTGAACGTGCCCGGGTTCAGCTCCAACTGCATCGGCTTGCGGTCTTCGCTCGGTGGCGGGGCCGCGGCGGGGTCCTTCCACTGCGCGAAGGCGACCTGGTTCGCGCCCGCGCGCGCACCGACGATCACTGACTCGTCGTAGCCAGCCAGGTCCTGCAGGTCGGTCATCACGCGCGCGAGCCACGACACCCCGCGCGTCTGGTGCGCGCGGCGCGCGCGGTAGTGGTGCAGCACGTCCTCCGCGCTCAGGCGCTGCAGCCCGCGGCTCTCGCTGCCCGGCACGTAGTCGGGCCAGTCCCACACGTGGTACCCGACCGGCCGGCCGAGCAGGTCGACCTCGACGCCGAGCCGCACCTCGTTCCCGTCGAGCTGCGCGCGGCGGCTCACGTTCTCCGCGACGAGGTCGGCGTCGATCGGCTGCAGGCCGAGGCCGTGCCGGAACTCGCGGCCTAGCAGCATGCGCGTGAACGACTCGCCGTCCACGGCGGCCGCCTCGAGTTGCAGCGCCTGGAAGCCCGCCATCGTGAGCTTGCCGTCCGCGGACACGGGGCCGGCGATCCAGTCGAGCCAGGCGGCCTCGATCGCGTCGTTCACGGGCTCGTCGAGCTCGCCGTTCGGCAGCCGCACCTGCGCCTGGTGCCCGATGCCAGAGGAGCCGAGCACGTTGCTCACGAGCAGTCCGAGGAAGCGTTCGATGTACGGGTTGTTCCGCGCGAGGTCGCGCGCGCGCGAGCGAAGCAGCGCCATGCTGCCCCGGAGGTCCGTGTCGGCCGAGGCGTTGCCCGTGCGCCATTCGAGGTTCAGGCGCGTCACCTCCGCGCCGTGGTAGGCCGCTCGGGCCCGCGGCGCACGCCGCACCGGCTCGGCCACGGGCGGCTGCAGCCCGCGCAGTTGGCGCCACGCAGCGGCGATCGCGCGCGAGAGCCGCCCGCGCCGCGGCGCGCCGGCCGGGCGCGCGGTCTCGTTCGGGGTGGAGGGCGCGATGCTCATTCCTGGCTGGCTCCCGTGAAGGCCACGCGGTGCTGCCGGCCGAACCCGCCGCCGCGCTTCGCGCGCGCGACGGCGATGCCGAGCGAGGTGCGCAGCCGGTAGAGCTGCTCGAGCGGAACCTTGGTGATCGTCACGCCGTCGATCGAGTAGGCCTCGATGTCCTTCGGGGCCGAACCGCTCGCGCCGGTGCGGACGGCGATCATCGCGTTGACCGCGGCGAGAAGCTTCTCGTCCTGCGACTGCAGGTCGCCCGGCTGCGCCGTGTTCATGTTGGGATTGACGGTCACCGTGCCGTCGGCGACGCGGTAGACCTCGGCGTCCTTGCTGACCTCTTCGGCCCAGCGGTAGACGCCCGCGGCGAGCGCGGCGCTCTGCGCGGCCGTCACGGTGACGACGTGGTCCGCGCCGCTCGCGGCCGCGGTGACGCTGAGCGTCGCCGGGCCGGCGAGCATGAGTTTCAGCGTCCACCCGCCGCTCGCGGGGTAGTCGGAGACGGTGCGCGTGTACTTCACCGTCGTGCCGGCGGGAAAGGAGTCGGGCAGTGCCGTGAGCGTCGCCATGCGCCCATGATGGGCGCGGCCCGGAACGCGGCACCATCCCAGAGATACTGGAATGGATTCAGCCTTGCCCGCCTTGCATCGTGGACCTCGTTCGAAGTGCGCGACGCGCACACGTCCACTTGAAGCGAGGTGCGAGCGATGGGCATCCCCAGCAACAGCGCGGACCGGTTCGCGGGCCAGTACGCCGACGGCCAGAAGGCGGGCGGGCTCGACTGGCCCGCGATCCGCGCGGCCGCGGTCACGCCGAACGACTCGACGGACCTCTCGTTCGTGACGCGCTCGCTGTACGTGGGCGGCGCAGGCAACGTCTCGGTGGACCTCGCCGAATCGGGCACGGCGGTCGTGTTCGTGGGCGTGCCCGCGGGCACGTTCCTGCCGATCCGCGCGAAGCGCGTGCGGTCCACCGGCACGACCGCCACCAACATCGTGGCGCTGGACTGACGAGCGCGATGGTGGGCATCGGCCTGGGCATCTTCGAGAGCGCGGTACGCGCGCAGAAGGGCAGCGCACCGCCCGGCGATACGACTGCGCCCGGTCAGGTGACCGACCTCGGGACCGGCGGCGTCGGCTTCGGCGATGCACTGCTGACCTGGACGGCCGCCGGCGACGACGGCCTCACCGGCACGGCGGCGCAGTTCGACGTCCGCGCCTCCGCGCTTCCCATCAACAGCGAGGCGCGTTGGAGCGCCGCGACCAGCATGTTCGGGGGCTGGACCCCGAACAGCGTGGCCGGCGGCGATTACGCGGAGCAGTACGTGCTCGACCCGGGTCTCGTCGCCTACGGCGAAGTCACCTACTGGGCCGTCCGGTACCGCGACGAGGCCGGCAACGTCGGTCCCATCTCCAACAGCCTCGGCATCCAGTTCCTCTGAGCGACAGGAGACGCTGAACATGCCCGCGGAACTGACGAAGCACCCCGACCGGCTCCCGAAGCGCTTCCACTTCGAGCAGCTCGATCTCAAGGCCGTGGCGCGCGCGGCTGCGGACGGCGCGGCGGCCGACGGACCCGACGCCGCCCCGCAGGACGACGTCTTCGACATCGTGATCAGCACCGAGACCCCATGCTCGACCTACTTCGGCGCCGAGGTGCTGAGCCACGCGCGCGGGGCCGTGGACATGAGCCTCGCCCGCAGCGGGCTCTCGCTCTACATCGAGCACGGCGGCTACCCGTTCCGGCCGACGCCCGATCCCGCGATGCACGTGGGGACGGTGGAGAACATCCGCGTCGAGGACGACCGCAGCCTCCGCGGCGAGATGCGCTTCTCCCGCCACGAGCTGGCGCAGCGCGTGAAGCAGGACGTCATCGACCGGACGCTCCGATTCATCTCGGTCAGAGCGCTCGGGCTCAAGCGCAAGGTCGCGCGCGCGACTGACCCGAGCGGCGTGGACACCGTCACGTTCACGCGCTGGCGCCCCGAGGAGGTTTCCATCGTCGGCATCCCCGCCGACCCGAATGCCGGCATCGCTCGGTCCGCCGGCGCCGAGGAGTTCGCCGTCGAGACCGAGTACGAGAACCCCGCAGCGGAACCCGCACACCAGGAGGAACCCACGATGCCCGAAGCGATCACCGACCCCGCGGTCCCGGCCCAGCCCGCCGCCCAGCCCGCGGCCCCGACGGCCGAGGTCTCCGTGACCCGCTCCGCCGGCGCGCCGCCCGCCGAGATCGTGCGCCTCTGCGCGGCGCACAACGTGCCGCAGGCCCGCGCGGCCGAGTTCATCGAGAAGGGGCTCACGCTCGAGGCGGCCAAGGCGGCCATCTTCGACGAACGCGCGACCCGCGGCGCGACGGCCCAGCCGCCCGCCGAGGTCCGGCTCGACGGCATGCCGGACAAGGACCGCCGCCGCTACAGCTTCGCGCGCGCGGTGCGGCAGGCCGTGCTCGCGAAGGAGGGCTCCGGCAGCTTCGACGGCCTCGAGGCGGAGGTCAGCCAGGAGATCGCGAAGCAGACGCCGAGCACCTACCGGGGCATCGGCGGCCACTTCGTGCCCATGAGCCTGCTCACGAGCGAGCAGCGCGCCGAGCGCGACGCGCGCGTCACGCGCGCGATGGGCTCGGGCGTCTCGGGCGGCGGCGCCGAGCTCGTGTTCGACCGCGCCGGAGACCTCATCGACCTGCTCCGGAACCGGATGCTCACCGCTCGCTTCGGCGCGCAGGTGCTCTCCGGCCTCACCGGGCCGGTGCAGTTCCCCGTCCAGACGGGCGACCCCACGGCCTACTTCGTGGGCGAGAACCCGCCGGCGGGCGTCGGGAGCTCGCAGCTCACGTTCGGCACGCGCCTGCTCTCTCCGAAGGAGGCGATCGCGGTCGTGCCGTTCCCGCGCCGTCTCGTGAACATGGCGAGCGTGGACATCGAGTCGCGCGTGCGCACGAGCCTCATCGCGAAGCACGCGCTGCTGTGGGATCGCATGGGCCTGCACGGCCGCGGGACGGACGGCGAGCCGACGGGCATCTACAACACGCCCGGCGTCGCGGCCGTCGTGTTCGGCGGCACCGTGCCGACCTACGGCAAGCTCGTCGACCTGGGCGGCGCGATCGCCGACGCGAACGCCGACACGGCCACGATGCGGTACATGACCACGCCGCTCATGGCCGCGAAGCTGAAGCAGACGCTCGACTTCGGCGCGGTCGCGGGCTCGCGGCCGATCTGGAACGGCACGTTCCAGGACGGCGAGGTCGCGGGCTACGGCGCGGGCTCGACGAAGCAGATCTCGCAGACGCTCGGCGCCGGCGCCGACGAGCACGGCATCGTCTTCGGCGACTGGAGCTTCCTCACCTACGGCGTCTGGGGCGCCCTCGAGTTCATCACGGACGTGGTGACGCTCGCGGACCGCGGCCAGATCAAGATCACCACGAACCAGCTCGGCGACAACGTCGTCGAGCGCCCCGAGGCCTTCGCCGTGGCGACGGCCGCGAAGATCGCGTGAGCCCCATGAGGACCACGCGAGTCCGGGTGATCCGGAGCCACGTGCTCGGCGTGAACCGCTACGCGGAGGTCGGGGACATCCTCGACCTCCCGGAGGCGGTCGCGATCGAGCGCATCAACAACGGCTCGTGCGAGCCCGCGCCCGCCCCGCCGGATTCCGCCCCCGAGGATCCGGCCGGGGACCGGGGCGGCGAGTCAGGCACCGGCGGCACGGAGACCGACAGCGGCTCCGGCTCCGGTGAGGGCGAGGGCGGCGAGTCGGACAACGAGACGACTGGCGAGGAGGAGTCCGGCGACGGCTCCGAGGACGGCCAGGACGAGACCCACGACCAGAACGCCGGCACGGCCCAGGGCAAGGGCCGCGGCAGGAAGGGGAAGGCCAAGTGAGCGCCATCACCAACAGCATCGTGAACGCGCAGGCGGCGACGCTTCTCGCCGCCGCCTCGCGCAGCGCCAGCGCCAACGGCACCGGCGTCGACGTGTCTGCCTACGAGGGGCACGCGATCGTGGTGGTCGAGCTGACGAACGTGTCCGGCACCTCGCCGACGGCGGACTTCAAGCTGCAGGAGTGCGACACCGTGGGCGGCACGTACACCGACCTGGGCGCGGCCGGCTCGCTGCACGCGGCCGTCGCCGCCACGCAGGTCGGCGCGGCCTCGTCGCTGCAGAAGCTCGCCGTCGAGGTGCAGGCCACGAAGAAGTTCGTTCGCGCCGTGCTCACGCTCGGCGGCACGTCGCCGGTCTACACCTGCGCCGCGTACCTCGTCGGCCAGAAGAAGTACTGACCCGTGGCCCCGCTCGACGCCTCCAGCGACCTCGACGCCATCCTCGCCGACGCCGGCGAGCAGGTGGTGCTCGGGCCCGACACGGTCTTCGGGATCGTGCGCCGGCCCGATGCGAGCGAGCTGGAGGCGGCCGGCGCGGGGTCGCTCATCGCGCGGCAGCTCGTGGTGACGGTCCGGACGGGGGCGCTCACCGCGCTCGCGACCGGCGCCGCGATCACGATCGCCGGCACCACCTACCGGGTCCGGGACCATCTCGCCGTCGAGCACGGCGCGCTGACCCGGATCCACTGCATCCAGAACCCGTGAGCTCGGTCCGCGAACAGGTGCTCGCCGCCGTCATGACGGCGCTCAACACGGGGAGGCCCATGGGCGTCCCCGCCGCCGAGCGCACGCGCGTGCTCGCGCTCGAGGCGGCCTCGCTGCCCTCGATCGTGCTCGTGCCGCGGCGCGAGAGCGTCGAGGCGAAGGGCGGCCGCTTCGGTCCGCTCGTGGAACGCCGCCTCACGATCGAGCTCGAGCACCGCGCCGCGGGCGGCTCAGGTCTCGCGGCCGACCAGGCCGCCGACGCGCTGCTCTCGTGGCCCGTGAAGGCCCTCTGCGGGAACACGCTCGGCGGGCTCGTCAACGATGTCCGCGAGACCGGGACCGAGTGGCAGTACGCCGACGGCGAGGAGCCCTTCGTGCTCGCGAGCCAAAGCTTCGAGGTCGCTTACACCACCCGCGTCGCCGACGCGGACCAGCGGGTCTAGGCCCAGGGAGGAGCACCGATGTCTTCGAATGTAGCTGCGGGCGGCAATCTGCTGCTCGGCCACGGCGAGGTCTACTTCGACCGCCTGAGCACCGCCGGGGCCAAGACCGGCGAGGTGTTCCTCGGGAACGTGAGCGCGCTCTCGATCGCCATGTCGAACGAGGTGAAGGAGAAGTACGACTCGGTGACGGCCGCGGGGAACCTGCTCGCGCGCGTCATCACGCGCACGACCGCCGAGGTCTCGCTCAGCATGACCGAGTTCACGGCGAAGAACCTCGCGCTCTTCGCCCTGGGCGACGCCTCGTCGCCGTACACGCAGGCCTCCGCGACGGTCACGGCCGAGAGCCTGAACGGCGGCGTGGCCGTCCCCTCGACCGACGCCTGGTACCCGCTCGCGAACCGCGGCTCGATCGCGAACCCGATCAGCGCGGTCACGGTGAAGGTCGGCGCCTCGACCAAGGTGCTCGGCACGGACTACCTGCTCGACCTGGTCGGCGGCCGCGTCTACATCGTCGCGGGCGGCACGATCGTGGCCGGCACCAGCGTCGTGACGGTGGACTACACCGCCCCGGCCCTCACCGCCGGCTCGACGGCGCTCGACCGCGTGCTCGCGGGCACGCGCGCGGACGTGACGGGGCTCCTGCGCTTCGTCGGCGTCCCGACGTCGGGCCCGAAGTGGGAGGCCATCCTCTGGAAGGTGACCTTCACGCCCGACGGCGAGCTCGCGCTCATCGCGGACGACTTCGGCGAGTTCAAGATCAAGGGCGCCATCCTCTCCGACGGCGTCCACACGGACCTCTACCAGCTCATCAAGCGCGGCTGACGCATTCCCCCGCGGGCGCGCCGGGCCCGTCCGGCCGGCGCGCCGCGCACGCGGGACCGAGGGAACCATGGACGGAACCGAGGAAGCACAGGTCATCGATCTCGCCGGTCGGCGCTTCCGCGTCATCACCGGCAGCACGGTGGAGCACGACCACTGGTACATGCGCCACGTGCGCGCGGCCGGGCTCGACTCGGTCGCGATGCACGAAGGCGAGACGGCCGAGGCGTTCGCCTACCGCGTCCTGGGCGCGGTGATCGACAGCGGGCGCGTGAGCGTGCTCCTGGCCGGCCTGCTCGTGCCGGTCGACGCGCCGGGCGGCCAGTGGTCGCCGGCGATCGCCGCGGCGACGTCGGAGTTCATCTCGCAGCTCACCGACCCCGAGTCGAAGAACCGCGTGCACGCGCTGACCGCGGGGCTCGTCGCGGATTTTTTCGCTGCCGGGCTGACCTCTTCCGCCGCTTCGCCGCTCTCTTCGGCGGGTCAGCCCGTGGTGCGGATCCCGACGCGCCGTGGGGCGAGTGGACGGGGCTCGTCCGGCGGGTCGCCGGGTTCGACCCTCGCCGCGCGCTTGAAGTCGTTCGCTGGCCGCTCGTGGAAGCGCTTCACGCGTTCCGGGAGCTCGAACGCGAGCGCGCACTCGCGGAGTACCGCCACCGCTGCCTCATCTGGGCGGTGACGTCGCCATGGTCGAAGAAGGGCGTCGCGCCACCGGAGCTGCCTCCGCTACTTCGAGACTAGGGCCATGGGAGATCGCACAGCGGCGAGGTTGCCCTGCTCATCCACAACCCCAACGTCCGCGTCGTCGGGGCTCTCGATCTTGAAGTACGTGAACTCGTCGGCCTCGCGGTACCACCTGTATTCGGCTCGCTTGAACCGCAAACGGACCAACGTGCTGAGGATGGCCTGATGGGATCGCAGGATGTTCCGGTTCGCCGCGAAGTCGCCGGAGACGAACTGGATGGTCTGGTACCGCGCGCCGACAGTGTGGGCTTCTGCATCGCTTGCCCACAGCTCGCGCCCAAAGATCGGTCCGATCTTGTCGCGCATGACCGGAAACGTCTGCTTCTGCCGGGTCACGAGAATCTTGTGAAGCGCAACGACCTCGGCCAACTCGGAGTCCGTCAGCTGAGTCGTTTGCGCGTCCTGCACGAGCGTCGCCGCGGCGTTGAAGAATTCCAGCGTGAACTTGATGTGTCCCATGGAGTCGCCGGTAAGCCGAACCTTCAGCGAGTCCAGCCCCTCCTTCACGGTGCGCACGTCCGACAGGATCTTCGCCTTTCTCTGTTCGGCCGTCGGCTCTGTGGAGGTGGACCTGCCATTCGATTCGGAGCCCATCTGTGATGAGCAGGAGCCGAGAGCAAGCAGCAGCGAGGTCGCGGCCAGCGTTCTCGCACCACGCAGCCACGAATTAGGAAGTCTCATGGGGCGGCCTCATTCCGAAGCGGTGTGGATGCACATCCCAACATGGTTCACCTGACTCCAATCCTCGCCCCACGTTTTCCACAAAGCAACCGCGCAGAAAGGCCGGAAACATGGCGACACCCGACGTCCGAGTGCGGCTCAGCGCCGAGGGTGTGCAGGAGGTGGTGGACGCCCTCCGGCGCATCCAGGCCGAGGCTCAGAAGGCCTCGACGGCGGCCACGCGCTCCGCGGCAGGCGCGAAGAGCGGCTTCGACGGCTTCGGGAAGGCGATCGCGGGCGTAAGCGGGCTGCTCAAAGCGTTCGGCGTCGTGATCGCCGCCGGGACACTCGTCGAGCTCGGGCGGCAGGCGGTGGATTCAGCAGACGCGGTCTCGAAGCTGCGTGACCGGCTCGGCGGTACGATTTCCGATCTCTCGGCGCTCTCGACGGCAGCACGCCTCTCGCGATCGAGCCTCGTCGCTGTCGAGGAGGCGATGTCCACACTCGCGCGGCGGGTCGCGGAGCTGCGGACCGGGGATGCAACGAGCGCGGAGTGGTTCGCGCGCATCGGGCTCTCGGCGCGATCGTTCAAGGGCCTCGCGCTCCCGCAGCAGCTCGAGCTCGTCGCGCGAGGCCTGCAACGTGTTGCGGATGACGGCGACAGGGCGGCCGTTGCCCAGGCGCTGCTGGGGAAGAACGTCCGCGAACTGCTGCCAATGCTCGACCAGCTTGGCCGAGCCGGGCTCAAGGGCCTACGCGATCAGGCTCGGAGCCTCGGGCTGCTCGTAGATCCGCGCTCCGTGCATGGCGCCCAGCGCCTGGGTGACGCGTTCGGAGTGCTCGGCGAGCAGGTGAAGGCGTTCGTCACCGACTTCGTTGGCGGGATCGGCACGGGGGCTGCTGGGGCACTCGAGAATCTATCCAAGACCATCGGACGTGCGCTGTCCTCGACGATCTACTTCGGGCAAACCGCTGCGGGATTGCTCGGCCGGATCTTCGGCCAGATCCTCGGATTCGTGATCGGCCTCGTGCAGATCTTCACGGCGTCGACGCGGCTGTTGTTCGAGCACCTCGCCCTGGACGCTTCCACGATCTGGCGGCAGGCGACATTGGCGGCGCGCGGGCACTTCAAGGAGGCTTGGGCGCTGAACGAGGAGTTCGCGAAGCGCCGGCGTGCGCTCAACGACGAGGCCTCGAAAGAGATCACGCAGGCGCTCCGGAGCATGTTCACGCTTCAGAAGCGCCAGCCCGGGCCCAGCGGCGCAGCCGCGAGCGACACGGACCTTCAGCAGGCGTTCCAGCTCCGCGCCGAGACGGTCAAGTCCGCGCTGGAGAACGAGCGCCGCATCCACGAGGCGCAACTCTCGCTCCGCGAGAAGGCGGAGGACGCGAGCTACCAGCGGGCACTGGTGTCCATCCGCGACCACTACGCGGCGCGCCGCCGACTCGTGGAGCAGTCGCTCACGTGGGAGATCGCCGCGCTCGTGCGGCAGCGTGCGCTCGCCGCGGGGAACCCGGACCGCGGCGCCGGCGAGCGCGAGGTGCGGAACATCGACTCGCAGATTCGCGCGCGCAAGATCCAGGCTCAGGCGGCGTTCGCCGAGCTGGCCGACCGCGAGATCGCGGACACGCGCCGGGCTGCGGAGACGCGGCTCTCCTACGAGCGGAAGATCCTCGACGCCACCGGCAGCCGATTCGAGTCGATGCTGCGGGGCCTCGAGGAGGAGAAGCGCCAGTACGCCGACGTGCTCCGGCTGCAGGGGCTCTCGACGGACGAGATCTCGCGCCGCGTGGACGAGTTCGAGCGGGCCACGAGGGCCGCGGCGATCTTCGAGCAGGCGCGGGACGAGGCCGACACCGTCATGGCACGCTTCACCTCGGAGCGCGCGCGCGTCCAGGCGGACGTCGATGCCGGCGTGCTGACGCAGCTGCAGGGCGAGAACCGCATCCTCGCGCTCGAGCGCCAGCGGCTGCCCGGGCTGCAGGAGATGGCCGACGCGCTCACGCGCGCGGCCGAGGCGACGGGGGACCCGGAGAAAATCGCCCAGGCCCGGCAGTTCGCCGACTCGCTGCGCGAGATGGGGCGCGCAGGCTCGGCCGCCGAGAAGAGCCTGCAGCACCTGAAGGCCGGCTTCGAGGACGCGCTCCGCGGCGGGCTCACGGAGTTCTTCACGTCGGGCATCAACGAGGCGACGAGCTTCGCCGGCGCGATGCAGAGCATGGCGGCGTCGGTGGTCAGCGCCCTGCAGCGGATCGGCGCCGAGGCGCTCGCGCTGCAGATCCTCGACTGGCTCAAGTTCATCCCGGGCTTCTCATCGGGTGGGCGCGTGAAGCGCGGCGCGCACGCAGCGGGCGGACTCCTATCGGGCCCGGGAACCGGGACGAGCGACTCCATTCCGGCGTGGGTCTCCACGGGCGAGTACATCGTGAGGGCGGCCGCGGTCGCCGCGCCCGGGATGCTCGCGCACCTCGAGGAGATCAACCGCGGCATACGCCCGGTCTCGTTCGCCCGGGCGCCGATCGCCCGCTATGCCGACGGCGGGCTCGTGGCCGGCGCGGCGCTCGGCGCCGGGGCCTGCGGCAGCAGCCAGCTGACCGTCGGGCTCGAGCAGGGGCTCGTGCTGCGCGAGATCAAGTCGCCCGAGGGCCAGCGGGTCATCGTCGAATCGCTCGCGCGCAACCGCCGCGCCGCGGGCCGGGTCCTGGGAGGCTGACCATGTTCGCGACCGGCACCGCGACCGACTACACCGACCTGCTCGAGCGCCTGCACACGTTCCTCACGGGGACGGGCAGCGCCTTCGGCCTCACGTACGCCGGCGCCGGGAACGGCACGCTCACGGGCTACAAGGGCGGTTCGGACTCGGTGGCCGAGACCATCACCATCACGGCGACGAGCGCGACGAACTTCACCGTGGTCGGCTCGGTCTCGGGATCGCTCGCGGCCGCGACAGTGGGAACGCCCTACACGGGCACGAAGGTCCAGTTCACGCTGACCGCGGGCGGCACGGCGTTCGTCGCCGGCGACGTCTTCACGCTCTCGACCGCGCCGACGTGGACGACGAAGCGCCGGATGCGCGGCGCGCTCGTGACGCCGTCGGCGGGCACGACGGGCCAGTACGCCGGCGAGAACGTGAACGACGGCAAGCGCCTGAGCGACAGCTCGCGCAACTGGCAGGTCGCGAACCCGATGTTCCCGATCTCGATCGAGTTCCTCTTCTACGAGAACGAGACCATCGCCGAGTACGCGCTCATCGCCGGGATCTCGGGCTCCTACACGCCGACGGCCTGGACGTTCGACTACTGGAACGGCTCGGCCTGGGTGACGCTCGACACGCGCTCGGGTATCTCGGGCTGGACCAACAGCGTCTTCAAGACCTTCACGGTCGCCTCGCCCGTGGCAGCGACGCGCTACCGGCTCAACTTCACGGCGGGCAGTTCGTCGCTCTACCTGTACGTGGACGCGATCGAGCTGCGCCGCGCGCCCGGGGACATCCCGGCGAACTTCGGGCAGTACCTCTGGCAGGCCCCGGGCAACGGCGGCGCCGACCAGATCTTGGTCGGCGCGCACCCGTTCCGCCGCACGGACACGGACTACTTCGACTGGGAGCTCGGGGCGTTCGACGGCTACAGCGCGAGCGCGACGTTCTACGACCAGCCCGGCGCGCACGCGAGGATGTACCTGCTGCTCTGGAACAGCTCCATCCCGTACTGGTTCGTCGCCGACGGCCGCCGCGCCATGGTGGTCGCGAAGGTCTCGACCAACTACGAGGTCGCCTACCTCGGGTTCTACGACCCGTACTTCACGCCCGCGCAGATGCCGTACCCGGTGTGCCTGGGCGGCTCGATGGCGCTCGGCGCGAACCAGCCCACGTGGAACGACGGCACGTTGCGCTGGAGCACGAGCACGTACCGGCACCGCGCGTTCACGCACTCCGACGCGAACAACTCGGCGACCGGCGTGGCGATGGACTGCCAGCTGCGCGCGCGCCGGCTCGACGGCGTGTGGGCCGGGTACGTCGCCGCGTTCAGCGACAACCCCGCGCAGATCTTCAGCTCGAGCTGGCCGACGATCTGGCCCTACGCCGGCGACCTGAACCAGCTCGACGCGAACCTGGACGGCAGCTACGCCCTCTGGCCCGTGATGCTCCTGCACTCCTCGCCCAACCCCATGGGCCAGCTCTCGGGCGTTGCGGCGGTGACGGGGCAGGGCACGAGCGCCGAGGCGCTCGTCCGCGTGGGCGCGGTGGACTGGCTCGTGGTCCCGAACATCTCGCGCACCGACCGCAACGACTACCTCGCCGTGAG